CAGGTGCTTTGATCTCAGTAGCTTTGATCTCAGTAGCTTTGATCTCAGGTGCTTTGATCTCAGGGTTAGCACTATACATCCTAATTGAAGAACCACCAATGGAGTCCTCAAGTATTTTGTTTTGCCTTATAAGTCGTTCTAAAGAATCTTTAAGTTCTGGAGAAGACAAAGTTCCTTCTCCAGAACCAATGTCTTTTTCAATCCTTCCACCACTAGCCTCTGGATTTTTTCTTATATACCCCAAAACCTTTTCGTCTAAAGCAGCATTGGGGTCTACCTTTGGAGTCTTAGCCTTCTTCTCTGGTGCTACTTCAGTCTTTGTTTCTTTTTCTTTTACAACCTCTTTTGTAGATGTAGACTTATCCCTAGTTGCTGCCTTTTGAACCTTCTCAGGCTTTGCTACTACTTGAATTTTTATCGCTTTAATTGCGTTTACAAGAGTTGTTTGCAATCTTTTGATTGCCGTAGTCAAACCAGTAAAGCTTTTGGTGAAATCCCTTGATCCAGCCTTAACGCTTTGGGCTATATTTTCTACCGCACCAACCAGGTCATTCGTCATCTCGTCTTCTGGTTTTAATGGAATATCTGCCATTATTTTATCCCTGGTGGTAAACTTCCAAATTTCCTGATCCAAGAGCTTTTCATCTTAGATTCACCAACCCCTAATGATGCTCCCATTTTCATAAAATTAAGGTATTTTTGCAACACCATATCTTCAATAGGAACGATTTTCTTTCTTGTATTCCATTCATGCTTTTCGTCAGGAATATTAACAGGAACACCCTTATCATCTCTTCTTCGATAATAAAGTTCGACTATCTGCCTATCGGTCAACTTCTCAATCTCCCAGGGTCGAAGGAGATAAGGCTTATCCATCAAATTCACATAGTAAGTTTTTAAATTAGGTGGAGGTATTGGTTCTTTTGGATTAAAAGAACCCTCGCCTACACCTTCTTGCCGTTTGGGAAGGATTTATCCCGAACTATCTCCATTACGGCTTCAAACCTATCATTCTCAACAAGCATGACATCTTGAATTTCATTCTCAGGTGCAGAAAACAATATAGATGCGAATGCCAATGCTCCTGATGGAGTAGACAACGATGCTATAGAGTTCTCGGAACCAAATGAATAAATCCCGCTCGCAATATCTCTTGTTACAGAAGAAATTGCTTCACGGAATTCAACAGGTTCTAACCTGTCCTTCATTGAAAAAATAGAATCGAGAGCTTTCTTCTCCATCCTCTTTTCAAATTCAGCTTTAACTTTTTGTGTAATGAGTCCAGCGGTGTATTTTTTCCCATTGTATTCAATGGTCAAAGACCCTTCACCGCTGGAATTTAACAAATTACCAACTGTATCTGGCATGAATGCTTCCTTTTAAAAATTATGTTAAATCACCAATCTCAAAATCAAAATCACCAAAAGTTGCAAGTGTTAATGATACTTTTTGAGCATCTTTAACATCTGAAGTATAATTAACAGCAGTTATTATACAATTGGTTATGGTTACTGCCTGACCAGGAGTACCATCACCATCGTAAATGGTTACAGAACCAACATCACCCTGTTTTAACCCATAACCTTCATAAACTTCAAGAAGGTCTAAAGTTATTTCTGCGGAATAAAGACCGATAACATGGGAGTCAAAGCCTTCATTTTTAAATGATGTGGTATCAATTATTTCTGCTTTTGAGTTAACAGAAACATTAGTTGCTGGAACGGTGGCTAAAGCCCCAATATCTACTGTCGCTCGTCTTCCAGAAAGAATAGCCATTTTTAAATTCTCCTATATTGTTTTTTTAGAAAGCGAAATTACCAAAATCAACACCTACTGCGGAAGAAGGAACTAATGTAACCTTAAACTTTTGAACATCTCTTACAGCTACATCATAAGTAACATTTGTTACCGTACAGTTATTGAATTCAAATGTTAAAGGATCTCCTTCGTATTCAAGATATTCATTCGTATCTAATGTTGCCTGATTAGATGTTGGGGGTGCTGCTAGAAACGGAGTTCTGCCACCGTCTGGCTGAAAAACAACATCTGCCTTCATNCCAGCAAATATAACAGGCATTTGATCTTTATTGTAAACTGCCTCTACAGTTATTTCTGCACTTTGAATACCAGCAACAAGTTCTACAAACCCTAATGAGTTGTAATTACTTGCCTCTGGAGTATCAATTTTGGTTGCAATAGTAACTGATGTACAAGGGATTGAAATTGGAACCGCTGTATCAGTTCTTTCAATGATAAGTCTTGCTGTTTTTCCTGTGATAAAAATATTGTCTACTGGCATATTAAACTCCTTAGATTAAACCAAACCTTGTTCCATGAAACCATATGATACCTTAAAACCAGTAACATTGTAAACTGTATTCGGGTTACTATTGACCGAAAATGGTTGAATGCCTTTAATGTTTATTCGTGATGGGCTAAGTGAAGCCGTGAACTGACTTATTTGATATATTTCTTTTCTTATTTTATACCTGTCATCAAGATCCGTATACACTAAATCCCTAGCATATTCTTGGACATAATAAACCCTAACAGAATAGATGTATTCCGATACACCGCCAAGTGTTTCTATACCTAATTCTTCGCCTTCTTCCGAAGGGGCTATTACTACGCATGGGAAAGAATCAGTCTCCCTGATGACCGCACCTTTACGCTTATATACCGTGTAACCTAAAGCAACAAGATTTTCTGCAACAGTATCCATAATCGTAGTGTAACGATCTGCTGGATTAGCATCCATAATCGGTCTTGGCTTGCGATATATTCTGTTATTCATATTTAACTCTTTTGGGTGCAATCCAATCCGTAGTATTCTCTATCTCCAGAGTTATCAACGCTGTTGACATAATACTTAACCGAGCTAGTATCGGTTATCTCGCAATCAATCATTGGCTTAAACCCGCTAAGATTGGCTTTCCATACCAAAAACCTAGTTATATGTTCAACTATAGCTACACCACTTTGATCGGTATAAGCTAAAGTCATTGCCCTTCTAAATCCGTAACTTGTTGTAACAGTATCATTGTCTACATTTGTCAGGATAAGCACCTCTGGATTATCAAATACATGATATTCTTGAGACAAATCTAATGTAGGCATACACACCTCTTACATAAATTGTGTTTTAAATGTCTGAGGATTAACATAAGTCATTAACTTATTTACCTGAGTAATATGCTGCAAAGTCTGCTGCCTCCACTCTGTCCTAGAAACAGCAACACCTTCCCATGAATAAGAAGGTTGCGGACTGGCAGAATCAGTCACCAATGCGTTTATATAGTTATCTCTTATAGTCAGGAGGTTCTCGGCTGGAGTTGGCATAATAACCTCTTAAAAAGAAAGCTAGGGGCTAAGAGCTAGCCCCCAACTTTGGTTAGGTAGGACTAAGCGGGAAGACCTTGAACCACATAGCGAGGATCAGTAACACCAGCAGAACCCCACCAAGAAGCTTTGATCGCAACAGCGATATCTTGGTTGAATTCGGCCCAGTTGTTAGCTGGTGCTTGCACAACTTCCATTGGCTTGGCTTCTCGCCATACAAAAGCCTTTTTGAAGTTGCCAAGGAATACATACTTGTCTGCGGTTGCAGCAGCAACACCGCTGGTTACTAACAAGTTTCTCGCATGAGCAGATGTGAGAAGACCATAGTTAGTATCCAATGGGTTAGGACTTTCCAACTGCTCGACATCACCAGAAGTGGCAAAAGGCCCATTTTTGGTGATAGTTGCAGGGTTAAGAATACGGCTAGCGGTATACTTCTGGAAAGGCATAACAAGCATTTGCATACCAGGGCCAAAGATGTCGATTGGCTTACCAGTATTAGGGTCTTTCATCTGGTAGAACAATTGTTCTAGCGTATTAATGCTAGCAAAATTGCTCAACGCATAAGAAGCAACCTTATTGATGAAACCAAAAGTCATCCCCGCTTGTGCAGAGGTTGAATAGGTATTCAAGGTTGATTCAGAACCAGTAGCAGTACCGTATACATAGCTACCTGTGAGGCCTAGTACCGTGTTAAGAATTCTTTCTTCACGAACTAGACCGCAATAAGTACCTACGGATTCAGCAGATGCTAAAGCCTGTGAAGTCTTATCCGAGTAAATCATTTCAGCGGTAATCGCACAAATTCGCCCCACCTTTTCGATGGCTGGAAGTCGTACATAGTTACCGGAGAACTGAGTCTGCGGATAAGGCATACCAGGTTGAACCACTTCTGGCGAAGGACTGATGTCCGATAGCCAAGGAATGATCTCAGTAGAAAGGTTCTGACCAGCAGGGATGGTCGATACAAGTTGATCACCAATGAATGATGCCAACTTATACTTTTCTTGAACCGTAGTGATAAGGATCTGACCTGTGATGGCAGCAAAGTTAGAAGCATCTACTGCTTCGGTTGCTTCCATAAAGGTTCGATCAGGGCCATTGAAGCGATTAAGCTGTTCAGCCCAATCATCTCCCATGATACCTTCAGCAAGACCACGAAGCGAAATTCGGCTTACCGAAACATCGCCTTTGGAAATGGATTCAGAAAAGAACGCTTTAGTTTTAGCTAAACCATTCTGTTGGCCAAATTCCTTCAGCTTTTTTCCTAAACTCTTCATACTAATCTCCTTAAAAAGTTGTGGATTATCGGGCCACAGGGTTCTGAGCGGACAACAATTGGAATTTTACAGTACCAGTAGCAGCAAGTGCTTCAACAACTCGACCAATAGCAAGGGCAACTGTTGCTACCTTCACTAAAGATTGTGGCTGAAGAACATTCGATACTGATGTGGGGCCAACAAAATCCCCAACAATAAGAGCGGAACCAGTATAAGTTCCTTCGTAGATACCAGAGCAATCAACCCGAATTTGGTTGGCTACTGAGTTACCATACACAAGTGCGATATCATCTCTCTTTAATTGGCCAGAAATGCCAAGAAAAGCACTCGCAAAGTTTTCTTGGGTTGTTGCCAAGTTGGTATCCCAAGTGAAATCAAGAGCGGAAATAGCACTACCGGAAGATAGAGCTACAAGATCGCCAACTTGAATCGCCTTGTCGGTGGCAACAGGGGCCACCACAGGATTAGTCGCATTGAAACTGTAAGTAATCGCCATAGTCATAGACTCCTTAAATGGATGGCTTACTTGCCAAGGACATTTTCTCGAAACTGTTGATAGTTCGACTCGCCTTGGATTGCAGTCGAACTAACTGGCTTAACACTAGCTCTCACAAGAGCAACCTTTTTCCTGTCATCAATAGCTTCTGCCCACATCGTTTCACCGATTGCGGAAAGTTGCTTTACAAAAACAGGGGTCGCCTCTAAATTACTCTCCTTAAGCAAAGAGAATATTTTTTCTTCATTAAGTTTTTCAGACTTCCACTTGCGAAGGTCTTCAAGTTCATTCAAAGACTCTTCAAGTTCATCTTTATCGTCTTCATCGTCACCAAGATTAGCCTGTGCGGGTGTTCCCGTAGTTTTGCTCATTCCTGTTACATCTGTGGTTTCAGATGCCATATCTCCACTACCGAGGCCAGTAGCAGCAGCAATAAGGTCAAGAATCATCTTCCCCTTTGCCGAGCCTTCGCCTGGGCCAACGCAAATTTCCATAATTTGCTTAAGCATATCAGAAGTCGGTTCTTCCGAAGTCGGTGCAGCAGTTGGTTCTTGTGCGGGTGCAGCATCTGGAACCTCTTCCTTATACATTTCTTTCACAGGATTTTCTTCGGACATCATTTTATCATTCTTCATTGCAGTCTCCTTGGATTCAAAAATTGTGGTGGTGGTTGCAGGATTTGCAACTAGATCCACCGATCTAACTCTGTCGATTCTGACAACTCTTTCTGTACCATCTTGATCAGGAATTGATTTGCCACTAACGAGGTGGCTAAATCCTACATCGCCTAAACCATTGTTTTCAGCAAACCATAAAAATGATTCAATCCCATCAGCATGAGGATTGTATCTGAAGTCTGCATATAACCCTTCGGAGGTAAAGCGGACATTCTGAAGCCATCCTAGCCTATCAGAAAACAATGGTGCTTCTGTTTTATGATCTTTGTTTACTGGAGCGTTCTCGTATAGCGGAACTGCATCACGAATCGCTTTTGGATCGTAGATTCTGCCATTCATTGAGCTAAATCCAAGGACTTTTACACCGTAAACAATGCACTTGTTTCGGTCTACTACACCTGGTTTATTTTCAATAACGGCATTCATAGTATGATATTACAGTCCATCGTCTAGTGTTGTCAACAATTATCCTGTTACAGTTGATATATTTGGTGATTTTGCTGCGGGAAGGTTTGGCGGNNNTTCAGNNNNANNAAGTTTTTCTGGTGAAGAANTTGACACAGGCTGAACAGGTTCGGGGATCTTAACTACTACATCACGGAACATCAAATTAATGATCTCAGGTGTGATCGCAGGGAAGGATGCTCTTGCAATCGCCTTGCCACTTTCCATTGGAATCTCACCGATAGAGCATCGATGAATAATATCGACAAGGTTAGCAATTTGGGCACCATTAAGAGCGGAGTCTTGAACTTGATCGCCACCACCGATTCCTTGCGTAGCACTTCCAGACTCAATCCTTGATGAAGGATTCATTGGATCAATTTCGGTAGCACCCTTCTTTTCATCTACAATTGGTTTGATGAAGTTTGATGCTTCGGTATCATTATCCAATCCAAGTTCAGCCCGAATCGTCTGAATCGACTTCACACCCATCGAATGGTACACATTGTTCATCTCAGCTTCCTTCTGATGCTCTCTCGATTGAAGAGAATACGCTTCAGAAGTGATCTTAATGTTCTTAAGAATTTCCTTGGGTATGATTCCGTGTTCTGCTGCTAGGTGGATCTGTGACCAAGCTAAAGACTTGTTTGGCTCGAATCGACATTCGGCCAAGGATCTTCCAACAATCCCTTGCCATCGCTCAAAAGTTCGCCTTGCTGGAGCTTCCGCAATGAGTGCTGAACTGTAGTTATTATTGCTTGCGTCACCGGACATGAGTGTTTCGCTGATTCCAAAGCGTGTTGCAAGGGATCGTAGGTTAGCCTGCAAAACTTGGATAAGCCCTGCTGCATCGACATTTGCCCCAGGGAATTCGTAGTCGATGTTCGCTGGTGCGGTAATGATCGATCCATAGCCAAACCTCTCCAATCCAATACTTTGCGTTGCACCAAGATTATTGCTGCCACCGAGCGTAGCATCAATCTGTGAGTCAACTAAGCTTGCCATTGAATCAGGTGCAACATTGTTTACCTTCCTAATCATCGCAATCTTTGCTCTCGCCTTCGCCATCGTGACCGTAGATGCAAGGATATCCTCGCAATTGGTCAAATTTTGGAACACAGGGTAGAAGGTGGTCAATCCCCTCTTNGCATTCGCATTTGTGCCAATTTTGATGTGTATGATCTCTTCCGCAGGGATGAAAGTTGGTTCTCTAGTAACCGTAGGTTTCAAAATTACCTGATATCCAAGAACTGAATTAATATCATCCTCTTCCACAATGATCCCAAATGAGTCTTTTGGCGAACCAATGTCTGTAGCATACCCTCTAACCAAT